ATCACCGGCTACACAGACCCCACCTATGTCAACGACGACATGTGGCGCGGCATCGAGGACGAGCCGCGTGCCCGTGAGAAGTACAGCGAGCGGTACGCCGAGGCCGTCGAGTGCGGCTTCATGGTGCTCGAGCACACCTATGGGCGCATCGGCTACTCCCCGGATGGCCTAGTCGGTGACGACGGGCTGATCGAGGTCAAGTCGCGTCGGCAGAAGAAGCAGCTACAGACCATCCTGGCCGACGAGGTGCCGCCCGAGAACATGCCGCAGCTCCAGTGCGGACTCTTCGTCTCTGGTCGCGCATGGATCGACTACGTGTCCTACTGCGGCGGGATGCCCCTCTACGTCAAGCGCATCGAGCCTGACGAGGACTGGTTCGGAGCCATCGCCACAGCCTTGGAGAAGTTCGAGGAGACCGCCGCGCAGATGGTCGCCGCCTACCACACAGCAACCAAGGGGCTCGCCCAGACCGAGCGGCCCGTCGAACTGGAGATGATCTAGATGGAGACGAACGACCCTCTCTACACCGAGGCTGTGGAGTTTGCAGCCGCCCGAGTTGGGTTCACCCGCGACCGCTTCCAGCGCGTGCTCCGAGTCGGCTTCGTCAAGCGTGACCAACTGCTCCTCCTGTTGGAGGACAACGGCGTGGTCAAGCGCGCATCCAATGACCGCAACTACTTCCTGACTGTCGGAGCTTGACGTGGACATTGCAGACACCGTCGCACCCAAGAGCGACCAGCTCAACGCCGAAGACCTGCTCTCCGGCGAGCGCACCTTCACCATCACCGAGGTCCGCGTCACCGACAGCCCCGAGCAGCCCGTCAGCGTCTACCTCGCCGAGTTCCCCAGCAATCGGCCATGGAAGCCCAGCAAGACCTCACGCCGGGTCATGATCATGGCCTGGGGCAACGAGTCCGCCAAGTACGCCGGCCACCGCATCACCCTCTACCGCGACCCCAAGGTCAAGTTCGGTGGAGACGAGGTCGGCGGCATCAAGATCAAGGCGATGAGCCACCTGCCCGGGGGTAAGCGGATGGCCGTCGCGCTGACCGTGACTCGTGGCAAGCGCGCCCCCTACGTCGTGGAGCCGCTGCCCGACAACGCGCCCACCTCGCCGCCTGTCGATGAGGAAACGGTGGCGCTTCTGGCTGAGCTCCGGGCTGAGTGGAAGACCGCCGACCCCGAGCGCAAGAAGGCGATCGAGGCTGAGGTGGCGCGGCTCAGTCAGCCCGCTGGCGACCCGGCGCTTGTTGAGGACGCGTTCGAGGCCCAGTCATGAGCGCGCGCGACGAGTTCGACTACACGAGCGCCGACGTCATTCGGAACCGGCCCCGAGAGACCCGGGATGTGTTCGAGGCGGGCGTCAGGCAGGCCATCACATGGCTGCGTGCCGATTATCCCTACGGCGACGGCCCGCAGTGGCGTGAAGACGGCTGCGAATGGATCGCAGACCGGCTTGCTGACTGGCGACGAGAGGTGACCCGTGACTGACGCCGCCTGCTACTTCACCTGCCTCGGCTGTGACCTCGTCGGCTCGGAAGACAAGACCGCCGAGAAGCACACGAAGGCCACCAATCACATGACGCTCACCGGCATCGACCCGGCGGCGTTGGCGAGGATCCGGGCGCGGCTGCTCGAGGAGGACGGGAGCGCCGATGGGTGAGAATCCGCAGGTCAACCGGCGATTTCGAACGCCTGTTCGCGATAGGATGAGGGCATTAAGTGGCCCCGCATCCGAGGCAACGGACCGGGGCCAGGAACCGACTACAGAGGAGTCGATCCATGGCTAGTGTGCCACCCTCCACCCCCGGACCCGATAGCCCATCCGGGCCATTCTTCATCTGCCCGAACTGTGGTAGTGCCGCCAAGTCAGCCCGTGTGCGGCATGGAGGGCAATCGGTGCGGTTCGCGGACTGCATCTGCCCCGCTGACCATTTGTTCATCGTGCGCTGGCTGGAGGCCGCCTGATGCCCCGCGAGTTCGCCGCGGTGAACGTGGCCATTTGGTCCGACCCGGAGTTCTGCGCCCTACCCCCGGCCGCCCAGCACCTCTACCTACTGCTCTGGACATCCCCCGGCCTAAGCCACTGCGGTGTCCACGACTGGCGCCCCGGCCGACTCGCAGCCCGGTCCGTCGGCTTCACAAGCGAGCACATCACTGCCGTCGCCGACTGTCTCGTGGCGCGCTACTTCCTGGTCGTCGACGAAGCTACCGAGGAGGTCTTGGTCCGCTCGTGGGGCAGGTTCGACGGCCTCATGAAGCAGCCCCGAATGGCGGTCAGCTACGCCAATGCCTTCGCCGAAGTGGCCTCCCCAGTGCTTCGCCAGGTCCTCGCCCACGAGACGGTGAAGATCCAGAAGGAGATGTCTGGGCTGGCCTGCTGGAGCGACGAGCGGGTCTCGAACATCCTCTCCCACCCCGCCGTTTCGGCTAAGGATCTGCCCACCCCGGAGGACCCGTTTGGGGATGGCTTGGGGTCAGGTTTGCCCCAAGGTTTGGGCATGGGTTTGCCCCAAACCCAGGGCAACGTTTGGGGTAGGGTTTCGGACCCCCCTACACCAGCACCTACACCAGCACCCTCCACCTCTACACCAAAAGAGAGGGCGCCGAGCAAGCGCGGCACCGCAGCACCAGAGGACTTCGAACCGAACGACACCAACCGCCGACTGGCCGAGGAGCGGGGACTCGACCTCGCCGACGTCGTAGCGAACTTCCTCGACCACCACAGGGCCAAGGGCAACACGATGGTCGACTGGCACTTGGCCCTCAATACCTGGATCCGCCGCGAGAAGCCGACAAACACACCTCCGCCCATCAGCCGCCTGCCCCACGTCTCCGAGCTCGAGGCCCCACCCAACGGCCTCACCGACGAGCAGTACGACCAATGGCTCCGGGAGCGGCAGCGATGAGCCACGAGACGCTGGACCCCGAGGTGGCCGTACTGGGGGCGGCCATGTCCGGGTACGGCGACATCTCCGAGCTCCTCGAGCTCCTCGACCCGGCCGACTTCTGGAGCCCGTTCCACGAGCAGGTCTGGCAGTCCATCGGCCGCGTCCACCAGGCCGGCCAGACGCCAAGCCCGGTCTCGGTACGGCTTGCGCTCGGGGAGGATGTCGACCCGCGCTCGTTCGACCCGACCAAGCTCACCGACATGGTGGGCGCCGCACCCGTGTTCGCCGAAGCCGCCTGGCACGCCGAGCAGGTCCTCATCGCGGCCGGGAAGCGACGGCTCGGGGAGGCTGCGACGCGGCTGCACCAGCTCGCCACGTCCGGGTCCACCGACCTCGAGGTGCTGCGCGAGGAGGCACGGCAGGCCGTCGACAACGCCACCGCCGGACGCGCGGTCTCCGAGGCGAAGACACTGGCCCAGACATTGCCTGGCGTGCTCGATATCGCCCAACACGGCCGCGGGCGAGCGCTCGGCACGGGGTGGCCAGACGTGGACCGGCTCATCGGCGGCATGTACCCCGGACGGCTCATCGTGGTGGGCGCGCGTCCTGGTGTCGGGAAGTCGCTGATGGGGGCGAACCTGGCGCTGCACTTCGCCCACCAGCATGACCATGCGGTCCTGTTCGCCTCGCTGGAGATGGACTCCGACGAGGTGACCCAGCGGCTGCTGGCGAACTACGCGCGGGTCAACCTGACCAACCTCATGGAGGGCCGCACCACGGCCGCCGAATGGGAGCAGATTGCCCCGAAGGCGTCCGAGGTCGAGGCGCTGCCCATCCGCATCCTCGACGATCCGGCGCAGACCGTGACGAGCATCCGCCGCGAGGCCCGCAGGTTCCAACGGCAGCGCGCAGACCTAGCGCTCATCGTCGTGGACTACCTCCAGCTCATGGGGACGCGGGAGCGGAAGAACGCCAACCGGGCCGAGGTGCTGGGCGAGGTGTCGCGAGGGTTGAAGCTTCTGGCCCGCGAGTCCGGGGCGTGCGTGGTGGCCATGGCGCAGGTGAACCGGGAGGCGGTGAAGTCCGCCGAAGGCAGGCCGCGCATCAGCGACCTTCGCGAATCGGGCGCCATCGAGGCCGATGCGGATGTGGTGATCCTGCTGCACCAGACCGACGAGATGCGAGACAAGGGAGACCTCGAGGTGAACGTCGACAAGAACCGGCACGGCCCGCGCGGGCAGGCGACGCTGCGGGTTTATGGGCACTACGCGCGGCTGGCGAATGCGCACTGGTCGCCGAGCGAGGGGATCGCGTGATGCCCGCCCCCCAGCCCGAGCCGGCGGACGACGAAGGCGGTGCGGCGTGAGCGACGACCTGCGCCGAGAGTTGACCGACGGGCTCAAGTGGGGCTGCCACGGCATCGTCATCCGCGACGGCTGCGAGGACGCCTGTGGCAAGCCCGCGACGGTGATTATCGACGGGCGCGGCACCGAGGACGAGGAATTCTGGCCTGCTTGCACGTACCACGGCAATCGCTACGGCGACGGGCGGGTTGTTCCGCTGGTTGACATCGTCGCCGCGCTGAGGGCTGACGCGTGACCTATAGCCAGCCCTGCGCCTGCGACGAGTGCCGCGAGGGTTCGGACCAGTGGTGCTGCTCGATATGCCACGGCCTCGCACAGGGGGATTCCGAGTGACCGAGACCACCATGGCCTGCGTCCGGGGCTGCGCGATGTACCGGATCCACCTCGACGACTGCGATGGCCGCGCACCCACCGGCCGCGAGTGCCGAGGCTGCCTCCCACGCCGAGCCGAGCACGGACGCCTGTGCCACACCTGCTACCGCCGCCTCGAGCTCATGCTCCACGACGCCCCGGTGATCTTCCGGTGGCTGACCGGCAACATGACCGCCGGCTCCGGTGCAGCGCGGCCCCACGAGGACTACGAGCGCGGCGGCACACCCGACCTCCCGACGCCGCTGAAGCTCCAGATCCTCGACCAGCGCGACCTGATGGCCGACCAGCTCACCGAGTGGACCGACGACTGGTGCGAGCAGCGCAGCCTGAGCGGACCGGACCGGCACAGCGTGGAGAACGACTCGACGTTCCTGCTGCTGTGGCTGCCGACGATGGTGCGCGAGGACTGGATCGGCGACTGGTGGGAGGCGCTGGCCGAGACCGTCAGCCTGGCCCATGCGCTGGCTCCGTGGCGACCTGCTGTGCGGCGGATTCCGGGGGTTCCGTGCCCTGGCTGCGGTGAGGCGAACCTGGTGATCTACGGCGGGGATAGCGACATCACGTGCCAGAGTTGCAAGATCATCATGACCGAGGAGCGGTTCGGGCTTTGGGAGCGCGTGCTGCACGCTGAGCAGGAGGCATCGTGACTCGGTGGTACTGGTGGCGGGCACGTCGGCGGCGGATGCGAGCACACGCCGAATGGATGGCTGAGCGCAACCAGGAAGCGCTCTGGATGGAGTTCTGGCGCCTGATGCACCACGCGATGCAGAAGTCATGACCGTCACCACCGAGGAGGCCGCCGAACTCGCCGGGGTGTCCGTCTCGCAGATCCGCAAGTGGGTCCTGCTTGGGTGGCTCAACCCCGTCCGTCGAGGCGCACGACCGCTGCGGTTCGTCTACGACGACGTGGCCAAGTGCCAGCGCGACCACCGGACACAGGCATGGGAGGCGCGACACGCCGCCGCCACGCAGCGCTGGAACGCTTGCATCGGCGGCGAATCGTAGCAACAATGGCGGCAAGTCAGTTGCGCCCCGAAGCCGAGAAGGCCGGGGCGTTTCGCATGTCAGGACCGGGCCGCCAGGGTCATGAACGACTACGGGAGGCGGCACAACCCTGCTACCCGACGCGCGCAGGCGCCGATGGGAGCACACGCCGGGTAGTTC